CGACAGCTTACACTGTGAAAGGCTTTGAAACCCGAGTAACAACTATACACTACCTTTATTGATTTGGGGTTTTGTTTTAGTATAAATTTAAAATCACACATTTAGTAAGGACGGTCAAACTTACTTTTATTTTATATCTATTTAAATTTTTAAAAATGCCTACTACTGGAAAAATTCGGTTTTTCATAGAGTTCCTTAAGAACTCTGTGTTTATATGGTTTGGGTGCGCTTTCACCACAATGGTTCTTATGTATGCTACCCAGGGATTATTTTTTATTTCCGCCATATTTTCAACGACCCACATAATCACGATTTGGTTGCAAAGTGTTTTCTTAAATTCAGCCGCCGTGTTTTATGCTTTCCTCACTCCGCCAACATTAGTTGTGAGCATGTTCGTTTCTCTCGTTCAACTTCCGAAGAGAATTTACCGTTTCTTTAAGAGACGAGTTCAGCAACGAATTATGCAAAGTTTACAAGAAGGAGCGACAACATCATTTAATGTTGTAGTTGACTTTATCAAAGAAAATTGGCCATATATGATGTTAACGTTTGTTATCATGGTTAATGCTTTAAGCGTTACTGCAAAGAAGCTTGAAGCACGCAGTCAATATTATAGCTATTCTGCACTCTTTTATGCACTGTTTGGTACAGCAATTGGAGTGGCTTCAGCTTTGTTTGGAGCTAATATTGGTGAAATTTTAACTGCGATACGTGATACTCAATGGATTAAAGCATTCGTTGATGCGTTAATTAATGGATGGGAGAGTTTTAGAGCATTATTTCCTGATGCTGCTGCACAACCCCCACCACAAATTCCAGCTGATCCTAGAGCCCCTTTTGCTAATGCAAATGCTCGTCAACAAAGGAGACAAGCTGAACGGAGCGATGTCATCACTAGATTAAATGCTCCTGTTCCAAGAATTCAAGAGCCAGAAAGTGATTATGTAGCAACTCTCACTCTCGATCCAGCTCACTATATGGATGATTGGTGTGTCCAATCAGACAAAGCAACACGAGCACAAATTGTTCAAAGACAAGATTTGTATGCTCCTTTTTATTTGCCAACAACAAATAATGTTACAACCATCCCAGTTCAATGGTGGACTCATGAATCTGTTCTTCGTGATCAAACTGGTCACGCGTTTATTCGAGAGATTTTAAATCGATTGAGCTCCACTGGTAAATATGCTGTTTGTGGAACTAGTGATACATTAGAATATGTGTCATTAGAAGAATATACACATGAACGTTTGGTACAGCGTGGAATGTTCTCTGGTCAAGGAGAAAACCAACTTGCTGCTTATTCTAAAGGATATTATGAATATATTGGTTATACTCCTTTTCAAGTATACTTCCTACTTTTACATAATTATTTAAAGGTAATTAATAATATTCCTGTTCGGGGAGCATGGCCCGTACCATTTCAACACATGTTTGCTAGGATGATGTTTAGTCCATATATTTATATGATGTGGTATGTTCTATCTATAGAACAACGAAGGGAATTAAGAAGACTTCATCGAAACTTTTTCACTGGAATTAATCCAACAGCACTTATTCATAGGTGTCAATGGAGTGTTCCTGCTACAGTCTTTCCTTTTCAACCATCAACATTTCTTGGTCCTAATGGCCGAGCATTTCAAACTGATCAATATGACATTAAACCCTGGTTGAAAGAAGAATCGGGTGAGTTTACATCAAATAATGTCGTTTTGGAAGCTTTTACTATCAGAGAAGCTAAAGATTCCGTTGATAAGATCCGGGATTATATTTCTTCCAAGTTTCCTATTTTAACTCCTTATTATAATTTCTTTAAGAAATTGGGAATGATCACTCTCATTATGAGTGGTTTTGGTTTAGTTGCAGGACTAACTTATCGATTTATGAAAAATGCATCTGGAAAAGCACGGAAGACTGCAATTGCAATTGTGATTGTAGTTTTTGCTGCTATTCTTTATGTTATGTATGTCGAAATTCCTAAGTGGAGAATTAAACGTGAACAAAAACGTGTTACACGGAGCCGCCGAGAAGCGCAAATCCTTGAAGCAACTTCATTGGATGTTCTCTTAAAAGGTGCTGAGTTTGCTCAAGCTGCAAATGATTATTGGAAAAATCAAACAAATTCCAAAGCTCCATCTCCAATACAAGAAACTGGTTTTCAATTTATTCCTAATAATTTGTATCCCGTGATTCAAGAATCACGTCCAAGAAATGAATCAAATTATCCTAAACAAGAAAAAGAGGAAGACCAATATGAAGATCCTGAACTTGAAGAAGAATTGGATCGTCTTGAGGAAGAATTTTATAAAGATGTTGAAAACAATGTTGCAGATATTCTACACTCAAAAGCCAGTTTCTCAAAAGAAATTGAAGATATGATCAGAAATGCTAAAACCAACGATGATTTTAAACGTATTTATTTTGAAATTGAAACAGATCGTCGTAAATTTGATAAGGGTCCTGAGCGATACGCTGAGGATCTTATTTTGACATCAGCTGATAAAGCATTATCAAAGATGAAGAAGATTCATTCTGGTAAGTCAAAACATTTTCAAACTTGGTTAGCACAAGGAGGAGGTCAACAATACAAACGTGGTAAACGTGGTAAGAAGGTTTTCTCTCAGGAAGCCAGTGACGTTCAATTGTTACTTGAAGCTAGTAAGACTAGAACAATTGATCCTTCTTATTTAAATTTCTTCCGCAAGTTCATGCACGCTTTAAATGATCATCGAAGTCACTTAGATCGTTTATATCGTATGGCTGCTGTTGAAGAAGAAAGATTTAAAGAAGAACAACGAGCTAAAGAAACGGAAGGTTGGACCCTTGTTTCCAATAAGACTAAGCATCCTCAGAACCAGCAACAAATACAAGGAAATGCTGATAATGAGAAGAAGAAACCCTCCCGTAAAGAAAAGAAACAAGAAGCAAAGATGAAGAAATCTCGACAACAAGAGATTTTAGAGCTTAATGAAAAATGTAATGATTATGGAATTGATCCTATCGTTCGTAATATTCCAAAACAAATAAAACATGGTACCGCAAAAAATGAATTTATTTTGGAACAATTGCGAAAGAAAGTTTCTGACTATGAGAAAAACATTAAAGCTCCACCAACTAAGAAAGTTGCTTTTTATGGTGCTAAAGAAACTGGAGAACAACCTTTAACTAGAAGAGTCTCCCCTACACCAATTCATCATCAAATTATCACACCTAGTGCTCCTCTTCAAAACTTGCTCAGTTTTGATGAGCCTGTGATTACTAATAGCTCAGTTCAGCAAGCTAATGTAGCCAATTCATGGACCAATGGTCCTCCAGCTTGGACGAATAGTCCTTTGCATGTTTATCCTGAACCACCAGTTCAAAATAATGAAGCTGTCATTCGAACTAATTTGGCAGTTCCTTCAACAAACGTATTATGTCGTTTAACATTCGATGATCCTCAAGGTCAAGTTTGGAAGGCTGGTTTTCGTGTTGGAAATAACATTATTTCTTGCGCACATCCTAAGGATTTTAACAATTATCCTATCAAAGCAAGCTTATGGCAAGGAAGTCAAAAAATTGTTCATGCTGAAGAAACAGAAATTCTTAAGGGATTTCCTGATCATGATCTTTCTATTTTAAAACTGAAAGGTCAAATTGCTCAAAACGCTCGCTCATTAAAAATGAAATCACCTCAACTCAATGATCAAATTACTATTATTTGGAGCAAACAAGGAAGTAGTGGTAACGATTATCATACCGCTACTGGTAAAATTACTTCAATTGTTGATGATAACATTTATTATGATGCTCACACTGAAGAAGGTGCATCAGGAGCTGCAATTATGGATCGTGAAGGTAAAAATGTTTATGGCGTTCATTTATCTTCTAATACTAATAAGGACAATCGTGGATTAGCATTCACGCCTGAAATCATTAAAATGATTAATGATTTTCATTTAAACTAGAAGCCCCGGAGGTTTCCCTTCCTTATGGTTGGGGAGGCTGGAAGAGGGATTTAGTCCAAATTCCAGTCTATAATTTCGGGATTGATGAGTCTCAGCTCTCAACCGTGAAATCTCTGGGCTTTTTACCGCCTGACAATACTGGGCGTCAAGAAAATCTCTTCCCTCGTGGAGATAAGATAAATCCTTATTATCATGCTTACGATCCTGACTTTAGCAAGATCCCGACAACTTTGTCGCATGGTTACATTAAATCAACTTGGAGAGCTATTAAAAAGCAAGTTCTCCTATTTGACCATCCACAGCCAGAAAATTTTCCTCATGAGTTATACAATTGGGGAATTGACTGTGTTATTGAACTGTTCTCAATATTAAAGATTCGTTCAAAAATCATCTCTAAATATGAAGTTGAATGGAACATGGCCGCCTCATCGGGTCAACATTATCAAAAATTATTTGGTAAAAAAGGTTCTGCTTTATACCTTATAAATGATGAAATTGATGAATTTTGGTTGGTTGCTCATTTGGATGAAGTTATCCAAACACTCTGGAAGATATCTGGAAAAGAAGAGTATATAAAACAGACCAAAATAGAAAACGAAGATCAACGTTGCTATGAAATTCCATCAATTGTGTTCCTATCCTATGCTCATAGAGTCACTCAATATCTCAATCATTCAATGGTTGAGAAACATGAAGAACTACCAATTAAAGTTGGAACCACCTTCGCACATGGAGGTTTTCACACTTTCATTTCTACTTTTAAGAGTGGAATGACAACTTTTGGTCAGGGTGACGCTCAAAAATGGGATAAAAATTTCAATTCCTTTTTACGATTAGGTTGTAAGAAGGTTCGTTTGAGCACTTTTACAGACTTAACGAAGGAAATCGTCCAAAGAGTCGACTTCATATACAAGGATTCGATGGAAACTGCCTGCATAACACCATGGATGCAAGTCCTACTGATTAAGTATTATATGAAATCTGGCGATCCTGATACTACTTATGATAATTCCATTGCCCATCTAGGAATGGTTTTTGCATACGTCAAGAGTAAATTTCCGCATATTCAAACATTTATGGATGCGATGCAATTATACAGGGTTGCAATTTACGCAGATGATCATATATTCGCATGCCCCCGCACTTCAGAAGCTTTTTTATCAGACTTTCGTGAGCGATCTGAGTTTTACGCTAAGTGTGGTCATATTCTCAAAGAGTCAGATGATGTTGTTACTACTGATGTTACACAACTAACCTTTCTCGGAGCCAGAGTTCTAAAACGTGATCATTGTTACGTTCCATTATATGACGAAGGTCGTTGTTGGAGTTCAGCTATAATTGAGAATTCAACACTACAACCATTTGAATATTATCAAAAAATATATTCATTGTTATTGCTAATCACATATGGCAAAACCTTCGATGAACTCAGAGAATATATGATATTCCTTATTGGCTACTTTAACAGAGAATACGTAGGATGGTATCCCACAGCAGCAGCTGCTCACTTACTACGAATCGAAATTGGGATCAATTACAAATATAAAATTCCACTCATTCCTACCAAGGAATGGTGTGAGAGATATTGGACTGGACATGAGTCGTTGGGACTTGGTAACCCCAGCGATGTTACCTTTAAATTTTTAAAAATGTCTACTAGAAAGCTTATCACCGCTACCAACAAGTTACATACTGTTGAAGGAAAAGCTATCAAAGAGCTTGAGAAAAGGGCTCGAGCTCGTTCTCAATCCCCTGGGAGGCCTAAGCCACGGAAGGAGAGATCCAAATCCGCGCCCCCCAAAACGAAGAAGAAGGTTTCGTTCTCGAAGCCACGCTCCAGAAGTCGTTCATCCACGAGTACTTCAGGTCGCCGACCAAGACGTGGAATTAAATCAAGCCAGCGCAGAACGGGTAGAAAGGTGGTTCGCCAACCTTTCAATAAACCAGCAACAACAGTTGCAACTCAGAACACTGAGAAATACTCAACAACCTATGATCGCTGGAGACTCGGAGTTAACGGATATGCTCAAACTTTATTGGATCCTTTTAACGTTGTGGGTATCAGAGTCCCTTCTGGTACTCTACCAAGTTCAACCTTCTCCATAAGGCAACGTTGGACCATTAATACTAGAATCCCAACTAGTGGGACTACTCACAATTGCTTTATGTGGATTGGTCTTGGTGTTGATACTCAAGGAGCAACACCTACTTTCTTCACTTCAAAAGGCAACGTTTGCTCTCTTATCCCGAATCGCTTCTCAGCTATTTCAAGAGATGGCGCTACGAAAGTTTGGGATAAAGTGTTGGGTGGATGGACTCCTGGTGCTAACATCGAGGATGTCTTTGAATATCAAGAAACCTACACTCAAAGAGTCGTTCTAGCATCTTGGAACGAATCAAACGACGCAGTTACTCCGTTATTTTCTTCATTTCGTGTGGTTAGTGGTGGAATGACTATTACCCCCCTAGGAAATGTATTGGACGCAGAGGGAATGATGAATGTTATATACATTCCAGGAGCTACGGTTCAAGAGGATCAACAACTTGTTGATATTGAAGCTGAAGAGTTAGAAACTTATAACTTCTCAGTTTTATCAGCCCTTAACCGTAATCAAGGTGCAACTATGCGATACAAACCAGAGGATGTTGTCGATCTAGACTTCATCCAGTATGCGGATTCAACAGCAAGTCCAATTAATCCAAATACTGATGGTTGTGCTCCAGGTGGATGGTGGGTCTACATAGATTCCGGTTCAAATGCCGTTTCATATGAAGTAGAGGTTGCTCTAAATTATGAAGCCATCGCCCGTTTTAATACCCTCAACATTGGAGTGCAAGCTCCAGTGGATGACCAGGACATGATCAACCAAGCTTGGGAAATTGTTGGTTCTACATCATTTTTCAATATTGGTACAAATCAAACGACCGTTTCAGGATCACGTCCAACGTCCTTTTCACAAAATGCCCCGAAGTTCAACAGTTACAACGAACCTACTGTTCTTCGCGATCAACCGTATCATCATAACCTGACTGATGCAAAGAGTTCAACTCCGGTTCGATTGCAGGGTCCACATCCTCTCGTCCTACAAGAAGGTCCTAAGAAATCTTTTTGGGGAGGTGTGAAGGATTTCGCTAGAAATACAGGTCAAACTTTCCTTGACAAATTAGCAACTGACTGGGTTCCCATGGCAGTCAAGTTAGCTGGAGGAGCTGTTCTTGCAGCCCTCTAATCTAGCAAATCAAGAGTTTTAATTCTATGTGAATTTCTCTTATAATTAATCAAACTTAACAGTCCTTAATTAAAAAAAAAAAAAAAA